AGCCAAGCCCTTACCGAATGAGCGCACAGCTTCTCGCTAAGGTGCGAGGATTGATTGCACACGCGCTAGACCCTCGCTCAATGGTGGGCTAATGCCTCCAGTAGCGATAACAACACTTCGTACCACTTTAGCAACTGCTCTAGTTGATAATGCTAAATGGCAGACTTTTGCTTTTCCGCCTGCAACACTTTTAGCTAACTCAGTCATTGTGTCTCCAGATGATCCTTATTTGACACCAACAAACAATGGTCAGATATCCGTCAAGCCAATGGCTAACTTTAAGATTATTATGACTGTGCCTATGTTTGATAATGAAGGCAACCTAAACGGAATTGAAGATATTTTAGTTGGCGTGTTTGCTAAGTTATCAGCATCATCTCTGGTCTATAATGTAAGCGCAATAAGCGCACCAAGTATTCTCAACGCTGCGTCAGGTGACTTGCTCAGCTGCGAGATGTCCGTATCCATTTTAACAAGTTGGGAATAATCATGACCGAATTAGAACAATGGGAAAAAGAGAATGAAGCCTTCCTGATCAAAATCGGTCAGGTTAAGCCATCGGCTGCAAAGCCAGTAACCAAGAAAGAAGAGGAATAAACCGATGTCAGTTTATCTATCAAATGCTGTGAGTGTAACTGTTAATGCGGTTGACCTCTCATCACTAGTTAGTTCAGCAACAATCAATCGTTCATTTGATGAACTAGAAGTTACAGCAATGGGTGACTCAGGACACAAGTTTGTCAAGGGTCTAGAAGCATCATCTGTAACTATCGACTTCTTTAATGATGAAGCAACAGCAAAGACTTTACAGACACTTAACTCAACATGGGGAACTTCTGTAACAGTTGTGATTAAGCAAACAAGCGCGGCAGTTTCAGCGACTAACCCAAGCTACACAATGTCTTGCTTGATCAATAACATTACACCTGTAAATGGCGCAGTTGGAGATATTTCAACTCAGTCAGTTACATGGAATGTTAATGGCACAATTGCAGTAGCATCAGCATAATCAACTAACTAAGGGGCAAACCATGGCAAAACTAAAGATCGTTCGTACAGATGGAAGTATTATAGAAGGCGAGATCACGCCTGCTGTTGAATATTTTTTTGAACAGCAGACAAAGATGGGGTTTCATAAGGCTTTTAGAACTGAAGAGCGCCAGAGCGATGTGTATCTTTTGGCTTGGGAAATAGTTAGACGGTCAGGTGAAACTGTCCCAGTTTTTGGAATGAGCTTCATTGAAACGCTAAAAAGCGTGGAAGTGTTGGACTCTGACCCTTTAGCTTAAAGCGCGATCTTCCGTTCACCTACCTAATTGCTAGGCTAAGCATTAGGTTAGGGATCGCGCCACAGCAGTTATTAGAATTAGATAAGAACATGCTAGATGCTCTAGTACAAGGTCTAAAGGATGAAGCGAAAGAGGTGAGCGATGCAAATAGAACTGCAAGGAAACGCTGACCTTCGCAAGGCATTGCGCCGCTTTGCTCCTGATTTAGAGAAGTCTCTAAAGATTGAAATGAAGCGCGGACTTGCTCCAGTTGCTAAAGCTGCTAGAGGCTTTGTGCCATCTCAATCACCTTTAAGCGGATGGGCTGCTAGATCTTTTAATGAAGGATTTTTTCCTACATATAACGCTAATGTTATTAAAAGCAAAATTGGCTTTACAACTTCAGTAAGCAAGAAAAATAAAAACGGATTTAGCTCTATGGCTTCTGTGTTTAATAATTCTCGTGCCGGTGCTATTTATGAGTCCGCTGGTCGTAATGGCAAGCAAGGTCAGCCTTGGGTTGGTCCTAACGGTCCAGCAGGAAATCGTTATTCACACTCTCGTAACCCTAAAGCTGGAGAACAGTTTATTGGCTCAATGCCAGAACTTTCAGGCAGCTTAAAGGGTCGCGGTCGCTTGATCTTTAAGGCATGGGCAGCTGACAAAGGCAGAGCAGAGGGCATTGTTAATAAGGCAGTCACCACAGCAGAACAAGAACTTGTCAAGCGTTCACGAGCTAGAACTTTAGGGAAAGCCGCATGAGTACATTTTTTGAGCAGATTTTTATTGGCTCTAAGTTTGATGCTAAAGGCTTTAAGCAAGCTGAGACCGCATTAGGTAAGTTAGCAAGCACTACTAAGAAACTTGCTGGAGCAGCAGGTGTTGCTTATGGTGCTGCTGCTATTACTGCTTACGGTAAAGCAGCAGTTAAAGCCTTTGCAGATGATGAAGCAGCTGCATTAAGACTGAACAGAGCAGTAGAAAATCTTGGTATTGGCTTTGCTAATCCTGCCATTGCAGATTACATTTCTAAATTGGAACGGTCAGCAGCAGTCGCAGATGACATTCTTCGTCCAGCGTTTCAGGGTTTGCTTACGACTACAGGCTCACTCACACAGTCTCAAAAACTTCTAAGTGATGCAATTACGATTAGTCGTGCATCCGGCGTTGACCTTGCTACGGTTACAGAGGATCTTGGCAAAGGTTATATTGGAATCACTAAAGGTCTTACAAAATATAATACAGGTTTAACTAGAGCTGAACTTCAATCTAAATCATTCAATGAAATACTTGGAGTAATCCTAAAGCGATCAGCAGGTGCCGCTGAGGATTATTTAGGCACTACGGCCTATAAGTTTGATGTTCTTAGTGTTGCAAGTTCTAATGCTTCTGAGATTATTGGTGGCGGTTTAGTCGATGCCTTTGCTCTTATCGGTGGTGGCACCGATGCTTCAGACGCAGCTAATGTCATCGAAAGCATTGCAACTGCCCTTGCTAATGTCACAGTGCAATCAGGTCGCACAATAGGTGTAATTCCAACTCTTATTAAGAATCTAAAAAATCTTCCAAGCCAAATCTTTGCAGGCTTTGCTGGTAAGCAATTCGGAGTGAACATCGTGCCTCCAACCAAGAAGGAAGAAGCCAAACTTACTGTTACTGAAAAAAAGCAACAAGAACTTCTTGCTAAAATGGAGAAAGAAGCTTTGCGCAGAGAGAAAGAAAGACTTGCTCTGCTTAATAAGCAAAACACAGCCAAGAAACTGCAAGGCGTTATTGACAAGGCTAATCTTTTACTTGGCAAGGGCGAAAATATATTTGATCTTGACAAGATTCAAATTGCAGCAGCTCTTACTAATCAAGCTGAGCAACTAGGCAAGGCAACAAATGGAGCTCAACTTTTACAGATTGCCAATGATACTGCTCGCTTAAATGTTAAAAAATCAATTCTTGCGTTAGAAGATGCGATTGCTGCAAAAGATCAAGCAGCCATTACCGCTGCAACCGCTAAACTTAACGAGGACATAAAAGTCCTCAATACTCTTACAGGTCAAAAAAATCAAATGGCTGCTATTGAGTCTATTCTCAAAGGTTTATTGCCTAAAGATTTAATTGATCAAAATAATCTGGATGAAGCATTGCGCAAAATCAGACTAATGCTTAGCCTTTTATCTGAGGTTAAAACTCCAGTCATTACGCCACCAACTCCAATACCTACTCCACCTCCAGTCATCCCACCTACAGTAATTCCACCTACAGTAATTCCTAAAATCATTGGCCCAAGTTTCAAAGAGGTTACTCCATTAACTAACGGTATGCCACCTCTATTTCAATCAGTTGAAGATTCAGCAGCTTTTAATGCTTTAGTCAATTCCTTTGCAGGTGGGTCAATAAATTCATTTGATGCTGGATCTTTTAGGGCGTCCGAAGGTGGCTCATTGTTTAGTTCTGGATCAGTTGGATCCCGTGACATCAACATCACAATTCAAGCCAATACTGTTGCTTCTCCAGACGAGCTAACTAACCTCATACAAAACTCTTTGATCCAACTTAATCGCAGAGGTGACGCACTAGCTCAAGCTGGATCTCTATGACCAGACCAGTCATCAATGTAATTATCGACTTTAGTACAGGTGCTAGTTTTGGTTTTCCTTTTATCCTAAATCAATCTGAGTTAGATGGCGGCAATGTTCTATCTGACTCAGCCTCTAACCTTGTTGTGGATGTTTCAAATCTGTTAGATAGTGTGGTAACTAATCGAGGTCGTAATATTTCATCTGAGCAGTTTCAAACAGGTACAGCGGCAATTCGTATTTTAGACCAAAATGGTGATTTTAACCCACAAAATCCAGCCTCACCTTACTACACATATCTAAATCCGATGCGCAAGATGCTAATAACTGCAACCTACTTAGGAGTAACTTATCCTATGTTTGCGGGTTACATCACAGGTTACAACACGACTACACCTAAGTTCAATGGTGACATTGTGTACACAACTGTAACTGCTGTCGATGGCTTTAGACTATTTCAAAACGCTCAATTCTTTGGTGTCACTGGAGCAGTCGCAGGTGAAACTACAGGCCAACGCATTAACAAAATCCTTAACACTGTTAGCTGGCCTGCATCATTGCGAGACATTGACACAGGAATAACTACACTCCAAGCCGACCCGGCAACTCAGCGCACAGCATTGGCAGCCCTACAAACATGTGCGACTACAGAATATGGCGCAATCTACATGGACAGTTTAGGGCGTGTTGCTTTCCAAGATCGAAACTTGACTGTTACCTCTGTTACTGGCACTCCAGTAGTTTTTAAGGATGATGGCACAGCCATTGGTTACTTTGATGTTAAATGGGTCTTTGATGATACGCAAATCTATAATTTAGCCACAATTACTCGTAACGGTGGATCTGTGCAGACTGCCTCAAACGCGGCTTCAATTGCTAAATACTTCACTCACAGTTATAACCAATCTGGCTTACTTATGCAGACAGACGCAGAAGCTCTAGATTACGCAGGAGCTTTTGTTGCATCTCGTAAAGACACAGTAGTACGAGTAGATGAGCTTACCCTTGATTTGCAACAGGATAATTATGACGCTGGCACTATTGCCGCCCTGACTATTGATTTCTTTACTCCAGTTAGCGTTACAACGACCCAACCTAACTCAACGACTCTTTCCAAGACCGAGCAGGTGTTCAACATTTCGCACTCGATTACTCCTAGCTCATGGAAAGTCAGGCTTGGCACAGCGGAGCCAATTATCGATGGGTTCATCTTAAACTCGGCATTATACGGTATTCTAGACACTAGCGTTTTAAGTTACTAAGGAGAACAAATGGCAGCAGGACTAGGCTTTAAGACATTCGTTTCAGGCGATGTTTTAAGCGCAGCGGACACAAATGGTTATCTCATGCAAGGCGTACTCGTCTTTGCAAGTGCGGCAGCTCGCGATGCGGCTATTACCTCGCCACAGGAAGGGCAATGCTGTTATTTGAAAGACACTAATGCGACTCAATCTTATTCGGGTTCAGCATGGGTAGCCATTGGCGGTGGAGGATCTCCACTAACTACAAAGGGAGACCTTTACACATATTCCACTACTGACGCAAGATTAGGCGTTGGCACTAATGGACAAGTCTTAGCGGCAGATTCAGCCGAAGTTACTGGTCTAAAGTGGACATCACCTTCTGCTGCTAGTTCTAGCTGGTCATTACTTGGATCATCGAGTTCTACAGGCGCAAGCATTACAATATCTTTTACAGCCGCCTATGACGCTTTGTTTATTTTGTTTGATGGTGTATCAAGCTCCAGCGCGGGCGCTGAGTTGCAAGTGCAATTAGGCGGAGTTACATCTGCAAATTATTTTAATTTTGGTATGAATATCGATGGCACTGGAGTCAATACTCTCTCACCATCTGGTCGAGCTAACATTCCAGTTGCAATCATGGGATCAACAGCAGGTAGTATAGTTTGCGGCGGTATTGTTGTGGATGGTGCTATCAGCTCAGGAAATAAACTTGGCTGGGTGCAAGGTGCAGCAAATGGTACATCTTCTTATGGTGTTGTCTCAAACTTTAGATTAAACAGTTCTTCAACAATTAACTCGGTAAAATACTTTTTTGATGCTGGCAATATCGATGCTGGCACAGTCTCAGTTTATGGAAGCGCGGTAATGTAATGACAAAAGCAATCGAAGTTAATCTAGAAACCAATGAAATCATTGAACGCGACTTTACTAAAGAAGAAGTAGCTGAGCAAGCAGTAAATCAAGCGTCTTACGATGCTCGCATTGCTGCCGCTAAAGTAAGAGAGAAAGCAAGGCAAGATCTTTTAGATCGTCTTGGCATAACTGCCGAAGAAGCATCACTCTTACTTGCATGAAGCCAAAACTCTCTAAAGCTGCAATCCAATTAAGAGAGCAGTTTGATGACACCTACCCAAGTCGTGACCGCACATCGGATGGTTGGATCGGTGATACCCGACACGCGGCT